TGTCTAGGTTTACCATGAGGATCCACCTCAACTACATTACCGGCATTCATCTCCTCTGCCGGTGTTGTCTTATACCCAGCCATAACTACTACCCAAGCAAATACATTCCTTAATGCCTTTGCTGATGCCCTAGTTTGAGCCATTGACTTTAGCTGAAACTCCGGCTTACTTTTCCAATTTGGCTCATCTCTTAAACAAGATGCTTCAGCAGACGATATAATAATCCCATTCCGATAAACATTTGCCTTGGCTTCAAAACCAATCAGCTTGCCTTCACGATGAATCTCTTTGGTCCACTTCACTCCAACACTACTATTATAAAACCTAGCAATCGTTTGCCAATCCTCAAACTCAATATACTGCTCGCCCTGAATCATCACTTTTCTTTTCTTACAAGCGATCACAGTTGTTAATGCCTTGGCGGCTTTGGCGGCATACTCAATCTCTTTTTCAGGATCAATAAGCACTGGTGCAAGATTCTCCGGTTGTGTAACTAATTCTTTTCCTGATTTTTTAGATATTTTCTTTCCCATAATAATTCTTTCAATTGATTATTCAGATAAATTACTAGCTTCTTTAACTAGATAATTCCCTAAATTATCAATAATTTTATCTAGGCCATTATGTAATATTGAATGTTTGCCATCATTTAAATAGAACTGCTTGACCTCTGACACGTTCTTGTCATAATCTTTTCTGCTATGCCTGACACTTACATCAATAGCATTGACATGCCCACTAAAACTAAAAAAGGCACAATAAGATGTTTTCTTATTTATCAGATAGCAAAGTTTCATGATCCTTGCTACCTTTTCTGATACTAATTTACTCATTTTTTATCACCCCCTTCCCTTTTATTTTAATTGTAATCTATCGTGAAAGCAATGTCAAGCAATAGTTATCCACAATAAAAAAACCGCCCAACCTAAATAGGTGTTCCACAGACTGGAATAATGGGCGGATCTAATCTTATTAGAACTCTTGTTTTGGTTTTACCCTAAAATAGATAACTAAAAATCCAAGAACAGAATCAAGCAATGTTAAAAAGCTTGGTGATATTAATTCTCTAATACCATCAACACCATTGATAACAAACAGTAAAAGAACTGTCCACATCTGTCTTGATTTTAGAATACCAAGTAATTTCTTTTTTGTAGGCATGTTTTTATTTATTAATTATAATGATCCTACGACCCTAACGGATCATCTGTTTTTGAGATGAATATAGCACCACCATACTCAAATCTTTCAGGGTTTTCTACTTCAACTTCCTTACCCCAAATCTTTTCTGTTCCCTGAATCATTGTAGGCGGATCTAAAATCCAAAAGCGATACTTTTCATTAATAACTAACCACCGCTTATTTGATTTCTCGCTTGCCTTTATAATTCTTGATGTCATGATTTTTTTAGCTTTAAGCAAATACGAGTACGGATCAATATAGCCATTATAGCCATTGGCCCGATCTGATTGCCAAAGCATATTTTTATACCAATATGGTCTTATTCCGAAATGTAGATGAGTACCAGTAGAAAATCCTGTATTGTCCATGTGGCCTATTAATTGACCTCCTGCAACGATCTGATTTGGTTTGACTACAATATCTAATAAATGAAAATAACAGGTTTCTACCATGGCCCTCTTATCATTTAACATTGATTCTTTTGACATTATCCTGATATAGATTCCAGCATTCCCCTCAAAATTAACCTTCATGACTGATCCTTGAGTAGCTGAATATATGCCTGCACCCTTCTTTTTAACCAGATCAATACCACTATGTCCCTTCATGCCAAGCTTTTTATACAAAGGATTATCGTTTCTGCCATACATCTGTGAAATACTACTAACACCCCTCATCTTTAAATCTTTAATTGGCTCGTAAAATGTAATATTTTTCATATTATTTTTTGCCATTTCTCCTTAAATGGAGAACCTGCCAAATTTGAGTAACTAATATAACCATAGATGCAGAAGCAAAAGCCCTGAACCACCATAGCATACTAGACATTTGATTTTTGAGTACTCCAACATCAACAGATAATGTTGTATAATCGTCATTCAATACTCTGATATGATTCATTATGTCTAATATCATTTCTATTTCACTCATGTTGAATATACAGATGGGATATCCTTGCTATTGATATCATCAATACCTTTGGATGCCCTATCAACCTCATCAACTATACTTGATTTTAATGGCTCTACAACCAAGCCGACCTTGCTTAAACTATATATTACCTTGGTTATAATCATTGCCTCTTTAAATGTTTCGTTTAACTTCTCATCAAACCCAAAGAATGTACAAGTATCTCCCGGGTTGATGCTTTCAATATCATATCCAAACTTACTATCCTCATTATTGTCCAATATGTCAACTAACACTTTAATATCAGGATTCTTATGTTCTGAAACAAAACCTTGTCCTATCTTATCAGCATCACCTGATGCTCCTACTCTATCTTGATCAAATATTCTATGGATTCTCCGGCCAAGCTTATTAATTGATGCTTGATCAATATAGAGCTTATAAATAGGACTACCAGCATCCGTATTATAAAATAGAACAGCATTTTTAACCTTCTCCATACTCTTACGAACTCTAACTGAATGAAAATGCCGACCAAATATAAAGTCATGAGTTACTGTTGTTGGCTTTGGTTTAAACAAGACTTCGTGATGCTCATTCACATACCACCACCAATCAGCCGGAGCTAAACTTTTAATTACATCAATAGCTTCACGATACGATCTTGATTCAAATGTATATGTTCCAGTTGTGCCAGTTGTCCTAATCGTTGCTTGATCATAATGCAATTTCTGATTTGAAGTTTCAGCAATATATCTATTCATTACATTTTTGAACATAGTGCCAATATCAACTGCTGATTCTGTGATCGTTGTAATAGTTCCATTCTTATAAATATCTGCGGCCAGTTTTGTAAAATATCCTAGACATCTAATAGTAACACCTTCCTTGCCACCTTCAACCCATGGCTCGTATTCTGATATGTACCCAGAATAAATCAATTTAAAACCACCACTCAAATCTACTGTGTCTTTATCTGATATTAAAATCCTGACCTCGTTATTTAAATCAACGCTATTAAACTCATCATAGTCATCAAACTTCCTTGCCAACTTAATAACACATTCTCCTAAACCACCATTAATCTCTTTAGTAAATTTCTTAAATGTAGCATCTCCCCATGTATCAATATAGTTTCCAGTATTACCATAAACTTTAATTGTAATTTGTTTAGCCATTATAAATACCTTTTAATATAATCAATATCCAATGTTAAGTTGCCTGTTGGCGCATCTGGCTTGCCTCCATATAATAATTTAAACAATCTGTCCCAAGTCGGCTGGGCGGTCCATGTTGATCCTCCATCTAATGTTGATGAAGCAAGACCACGGCCATAATTAGCATTAACACCCTTAACAGTTGACCATTTGCACTCTGTATCACCCGCATCGCCTTGAACCTTCATCACAATCCAATAAACAGTATTAGCATTTAACTCAAATGTATTAGTGGAATGTAAAGTCATCCAACTATAAGGAACTGTAAGCTCGCTAGCCGTTATCACAAATGTCCCATTCGTAACGGCTGATCCTGATGGCGCACCATTAGTATCAGTTTGAATTTCAACATCAACATCTGTTGCAGATCCGCCAACACCTTTGCCAACTCTTACAATTAATCCTTGATAAGTATCATCAGTATGCGGAACTGTAAAACTCTGGGCCGGATAATCATTACCGCTTGCTATACTCCTCGTTCCTAAAGCACCAATGGCTGTTTCATTATCCTCATCATCAAATAACTGATCAACTATATCACCGGCTGTTATTTCAATAGCATTAGATCCAATATCAAAAGACGGGAACACCCTATAAAATTCAATCTCTGCATCATTAATTCTAACTACTTTATTTAATGTATCTATCTCAAGATTATCGCCATCACTAAACCCTGCACTTCTATTAATAATACATTCCTCATTTTTATCAGTATTTGAGAATTTAATACCAAGCGCATTAGACCAATCACTTCCAAAGGTGAATTTGATGACAGGTTTAGGCGTAGCTGATCCTAAAAAAGAAGCAGATCCGGTATATGGAATAGGGCTTATATCAACATCATCTACTGATTCAGTTGAAGCCGTATTAACTCCTAAGCCACTCGGTACAACAAATTCAATAGTATATGGCGCAAAATTCACATGAAAAAAATCACGATTAATAAAAACATTACGTGCATAAGCTACATATCTCCTAGTATTGCCTGCATATTCAATATCTAAATTCTTTGCTTTTCTTGATAATAATTCCTTAAAAGTATCAATTTCTGTTTCCAAATTTGCTTGACTAGATGCCTTGATAATACCATCAACTTGAAACATCTTTGATCCATAATGTTCTGATACTAGAATACCGCCATCATCTCTGGCTAATTGTAATATCTCAAGATCTCTGTCAGTTGCACTATCATGCCCAAGAGATTTGGTTATCCTATTGACATTCTGCAAACTTGTGCTATCAAATGTTACTGCTTTAGCCATATTATATTCCTCCTAATGATTTTAATTCTGACTCACGATCAACTGCCCTCTTAATTTCCTCAATAAACATATCTTTATCACCAATAAATGCTCCTGAAAAATCAAAATTAAATGTATTGCCGCCAATACTACCAGCTTTATCAAGCGGTATAATGGCTTCAGGCCCTTTTTCTCCAACAGTAGCCAGCGTTGGCCTAGTAACTATACCTCCCTCTGCTAATCCCGGAATAAATCCCTTAATAGTCCCAAAGACACTTGATATCTTACCAATAGTTTTTCTCTTAAATCCTTCTAATCTCATCTGAATCCTCTTAATCAATCCCTCTAATTTAATAAATTGTGCTATTGGAAAGGCAATAACAGATCCAATGCCTTCAGCAAATCTCTTAAATGCTCCACCTATCTTAATAAGAGTTCTCCCAACCTCAACCATTGTCAGTACAATTAATTTTAATCTCTCCTCTGTCCTAGGATCTTGAGCAAATGCAACAAGTTTTCCGACAAATGGCGTAATAGCTTCAGCTATAACTTCGCCAAACTTTTCTTGAAGATCTCCAACAGCATTGCCAAGCTGTTTCATCTTGCCAGTCGTTGTCATACCAACCTCCTCTGCAATTCCTTTGAAGTTTTTATCTAGGGTCCTTGTAATAATATCTAACTTCCCCTGTGTATCAGCTAATCTAAATGCAGCTTTATCTGCTTCGCTAATCACAACACCATATCTTGTTAATGATCCAACTCCAAGCGTCATCGCCTTACCAACAGCAATGGCTACTGATTCCATATCTTGTTGCTGGCCAGTTGATTTCTCCAATGCGGCTGTCATATCAACTATTCTTGGAGTTAATGATTTAATCTGGCTTTCATTAAGCTGGAATGTAGATAACATTCCCATCGCTGATATAATTGTCTCATCTCCAAAGGTTGTAACCTTTTGTAATTGCGCCGCATAATCTTTTAATGCTTCTGCGCTCCTCTCTGTCGTTCCTTCAACATTTCTCAAACCTGCTACTAATCTTGCTTCTGCTCTTTCCTGAACCCCAAAAGCATCAATAGCTTTTTTAGAAGCGAAAGCCAAACCACCTAAAGCCGCGCCAACGCCAAGTAGGGCTGGCCTCATACTATTAAGCCTACCTCTCGTCCTTTGTAGAGTCTTGCCAAATCTTGTTATCTTGGCTGATGCTCTATCCTTCGCGTTGATGACTACTTCTAATTTTGCTTGCGCCATAACTATGATCTAAATTAATTTTTATAATCAATGATTCAATAAACCAGACCGGCTGATCCATATATGTTTGATAGTCCCATTTCATACGATCACAGATTGAGATTACAATAAGATCATCTGGCAATTTGACCTTTCCTCCACTCCGCAGATGCGACCAGTAAACATCTCTAATTGTGTCTATCCTTTTTTTACTGATATAACCTTATTGATCGCCTCTATGGCTACATTATAATCTTGAGATTTCATATCAAGAATAGTATCAACTAGATTTTCTTTTTTGCCATTAACAGATACAACCATTAATTCAATAGTCTTATCCTCCTGCTTCGCCATTAATTCTGGCGTAATTTTATTTCTAATTTCAGTTTCGCTATCAGTTAATTCAACCTTAATCTTAAATGCTTCTACTAATATATTATCTATTGCCCTTTGCTCCCGGCCATTGAGATATGTGTAAATCTCAACCTCATGGCCATTAGGAGTTTTGATTTTTTTTGTTTCTCTTTCAGTTCCCATAAAATTAATAATCACTACCTACCTCGTTGACCAAGAAACAATCAGACCAAATCTGATTATTTACTGGACTGAAATAAGCAGTAAAGTTTAATGTTTGTGTAACAATTTCATCATTAGTTTTATCTACTTCCCATTCCTCAAATATCACTTTATCTAAATCAATTCTGAATGCTGGATTTGTCGTTCCTATGGTCCTGCCGGAATTAACTAAATCAATTCTTAATGCTTTAACAGCTCCATTCAATGCATTATTTCTAAATGTCTTATTCTCTTGAGTTAATACAATCGTTCCACTAATATTAAACATTGTGTTTTGGATATCAACAGCCTCAACACTTCCTAAAACATTATCTCTAGTTAGATTTTTTTCAATATTTAATGTTAACTCTTTTAATCTAGTTTCGGAAGCTCCATCTAATCCGGCCGGACTACTAGCAACCTTAACTGATAGATGTCTTGGAATAAACTTATTTTCTGATACATAGTCTGGCGTAAATGCGGCATAGTCCTCTGAAGCATGCGACATAATATTTGCATTGAACGATACAATTTCATCAAGCCGAACATTAATAGTCAAACTATTAATCATTGCTCTCCTAAATAAGATATCATCATCCTCATCTTTTTGCGCAATTGATAAAGACGGATGCTCATTAGTATTTAAAAGACTATATGTATGTTTCCTAGCTCCATTAAAAGCGGCCGAACTTTCAGATCCAAAAGCGGCTAAAAGGATTAAACCAAATGATTTATCATTAATCTCACCCTCTATTTCACCCTCGGCCCATTGCTCTGTAACCAGACCAGTCGTTACACCAGCAATATTACCAGCAGATTCACCACTCTTAACAAGGTTTGATTTATTATCAAATGTCATCCCTGTTTTCTTGAGCCAATATGAGATACTGCCACCAAAGGTTCCCCGAGGAGACTCCTTGGCAATACCTATTTCTACTAACCTCCCTATAAACTTACTCATATTTTTGAACAATTAACGCTGATACAAGCCAATTATATTAACTAATATCAACTGAAACTGTTATATTTATTATTAAATTTGTAAAGATTATGTTTTTTTCCTCTGTTTCCTGCCATCCACCTTTGACAGGAGTAACCCTAATCATCGTATATCTAGCCGGTAGATCAGCCTGTACGCCCGACAATGTCTGATCTTGATCAAATACATCCATCACGTCATCAATTAAATCATATAAAGTATTTACTGCTTCTGTTACTCCACCTTTTAATACCTCCTGAAATAATCTGACATGGAATGAAGATACTCTTAAATTTTCTGATGTGCTTTCGTAATCTGAATCCTCATCTGATGGAATAATATCTGCTGCCGGATAACCATCAAATTTTAAAGATGAAGCATCCCTAACTTGTTGTAATTTAGATACTTCCTCTAATTTGCTCTTGATCTTATTTCTAAAAATTGTATGTGGTGAATCTGGCATATTATCTCCTTTTTATTTTAGCTACTTTTCTTAATACATCCTCTAATGCTTGCTCAAAAAATCCTGATATCATTCCTATTGATTCGCGCAAAGCCTTCTCCATAAACTTTGCCTCTCCTACTGTATGTCTAAAATTTACTCCTTCATGCTGTTTAAAAGCATAGCTGACTGGATTATATAATCTTGCTTTTAATAATCCAAAGCTATGTCTATATCCTGCTCTCAACCTTCCTGTATCAACTGGTGTTTTCTTTTTTGATTTTCTTTCAACTACGAAGATTGATTTTAATAATGCGCCTTGAATTTCCTTTGCAGATTCTCTTGGATATTGCCTAAGGTTTTTAGCTAACGATCTTATTCCTTTGATCTCAAAAGTAATCATTTTAATCTCCGTATCTTTTAAGGATAACTTCTTTATGCACATTATGGCCAAAATCTCTTTCGTTAACCATCACTACATCATACTCATTGCCATCAGAATCAATCGCCTTATCTCCCTCTTGTATGTCGTCATCAAGATCAACCCAAGCTTTATGTGTTGCCTCGGTTACTCCATACATTCTAAACACATCCTCATCTCTAATCCTCTGAATATGTGCATCAATAGTTCCAGTTGAAACAAACTTTTTTTTGTTACCTGAAACAACAGCTAACCGCCTGATAATTATGCTTTTATCAAAAAATCTTTGAATACTCATATCTAATCGCCAT